CCTCTAAGTTTACTGGAGAGTGCTCTCAGTATAGGTACGAGAGCTTTGGGGTTGTTCTTCATAAACCTAACGGCATCTTCTTCTTTGAGGACTCGAAGGACCACACGATCACTAACAGCTTTACAGGTAGCAGTTCGTGGTGTCCTTTCGAGCCAACCAATCTCTCCAAAGACTTCGTTTTCTTTAAGAGTAGCAAGATAGCCGTATCCAGCTTTACTGACTTCTACTTCACCTTCATCGATGATGTAAGCTTCAAAACTAAGTTCTCCTTCCTTGAGGATTACTTGGTCTTTCTTGAAGTAGACAGTCTTACTCATTTACTAGTACGTTCTAAGCTTAACCGGCTTCTGTTTAGGGCGTTTTCTTTTTACCTTAGCCTTGGGCTTAGGATTAGGATAACCTTTCAATTTAGGCATATCTTATAGTCCTTTATGGTTACGGATTTCTCCCTTTCGGGAATCATAAGGGAATCGAGTGGAAACTTTATGTACTCCCTTGTTTTTTACTGTCATTGAACTTGTATCTTTTGGCGAAGGTACAGGATTACGTTTCCCAAGGCTCGAATTGAAGCCCCTGGAAGCGATGTCTCCGCTTATTTTTTTCGCGTCTCTCATTTTGTAGCTCCTTGGATTTATGGTTACGTTCTACTTTCCTAGTCCTGAAACGTTTGTCTCTGAACATCTTATTGATCACTTGGTTCTCAATCTCATACTTAGCTTTCTTGTCTATTATTCTCACATTATTGTCCTTTTTAAAGGGACACATCCTAGATTAAAATAAGGAGGAATAGGACGATTTTCTTCTTCAGCTTTCTTAAAGAATTCTGTATGTTTCTCAATACACGCTTGGTGACTTGGAAACGTAGCTATTACTTCTCCATGTTGAACTTGAATAGGAGTGGTTGTAAGGTTTAAGTGTATTACTATAAGTAGCCAGATCATTCCTAGACCTTAACCCACACGTTTTCATCTTCTTGACTCACTTCAGCAGTGTTCATAAATGATTTTATATTTTCCTCTAGTTCTTCTACTCTACGGTCATTATAGGCTATAGCTTCATCAGCAGCCATCTGTTCTACCCAGTAATTAACTCCCATAGCGAGAACATCTATTCTATCGTCATACTGAAGTGAACCTTTATCTTTAGTAAGACGAGTCATTTGATAAAATAATTGTCTACGAGGCTCTTCTTTATTCTCCTCGTAGTCTCTTTCAGCTTCAGTTAAACTTATAATCAACCTATGTTGATTCATTATAGGTTCTAGTACGTCTATAATTCTTGCTTCTTTCTGCTTGGAATGTTTAATTTCCTCTACATGACACTGGTGAAACTGGTTTAATACAGGTTTGAACAGCTCTGTATACATACCATCACCAAAATTAGCTTCAATTTCTATGGTATTTACCTTATGAGCTTGGGCTATCAAGGCTAACTTGCGTAATGTAGGCTTATCATAGCCACCTTTTAGTCCACCTATAGCTAATACGAAGATTCTACCGTTTAATATCTTGGTAACAACGTATCCTGTCTCATCAGGTCCTCTACCAGCAGGATCTATGTGCATCGCAGCACCAGTATACTCGTAGTAATCTGTAGAAACCTCGAAAGGCTTATAGAAATAGTCTCCTGCGAGGCCAACCGCAGGTAAATCCATGAGTTCATCCCTAGCCCATTGGACCCTACCAGGAGATTTTTCAGTATTTAAGGGGATTACAAGTAGATCTCTGAGTTTAAGTGGGTATCTCTGGTCATCTTCACCGGAAGTATCCAGCATAAACTGTAAGGCAAACCCTGATTTACCATAAGATGCTTCTCTTTCTACCAAATCTAGGTCATCAAACCTGAAAGGGTCTGTAGGCTGTCCTACAGTCTTTTCTAAAGTAGTGATGAATGGGGCTAACTTAGTCCCATAAAACGTCTTTAAACGGCTCTCAGGCATCCTGGCTGGCCATATACGACACTTGTAACCTCTAGTCTGTAGATTAGTGTAGAGACTCTCTTCAACTTGAGGTGTTCCTAAGTAAACTATGCGTCCCACTTTTGGCATTACTACAGCATCAAATTCTTTAACTACTTCTCCTAATTTATCTCTCATTACTTGAGTGAGAGCATTACTTAGAACTTCAACATCATCAGCAACAATTATATGAGCACGAGAACCAACTATTTGACCAGTAATACCAACAGATTTAACACTAGGAGCATGGGAAGCACGACTAGGGGCAACATCAAAAGCAACATTAGAACTTCTCTGATCTTCTCTCGCTCTGAGATGTTGGAGGATAGGCATCTCATGAATGATTCTTTTAGTAAACGTAGAAAAGTCATCTGACCTCTGTTTAGATGCGGATACTACAAGGAATTTTAGTTGTGGATCACATAGTAACTTCCATACAACAAAAGCAGAAGTAATCCAAGATTTACCGACTCCTCTAAAGGCCTGGATAATAAGTCTCTTAGGCCCACTCTGGAGATACTCAGCGATGTCGTATTGTATAGGAGTAGGATCAGGTAAAGCGAGATGCTTCCAAGCAAGATAGAGAAAATTGCGGAAATCATCTTTAATTAACTGGAGCTGGCTCTTGTTTGTTTCTAGGCGTTTCGTCAAAAGGTAGCTCCTCGACTAGTGATTTTATATCCTCGTTATTAGTACCAAGGCACTCAATATTGTTGTCTCTGAGGAACTGCCTTGCCACATTGAGGTGTGCAGGAGTAGCCTCACCTGACTTGATATTTTCAGCCAGAGTTCTCGCAAGTAATCCATGAAGTTCTCCTAAGTCATTTACTGTACCGTTACTCATAATTACCTCGTTGTTGAAAAAGATTTACTTTTAGATGCTCGTCTACCTGAAGCTGTACTACGTTTTTGAGTAGAACTACTTCCTCTTCTAATACCTAAATTACTAGAACTTCCACTAGAAGATAAACTTCTTAATACTGGAGGAGGCGTTGATTTCTTATAACGAGCTATCAATGCAGGATTAGGTGTAATATTATGAAAAGCCATTGTTTGTTCACCTTTAGCTTTTCTTATAGCATCTCTACGAGCAATATCAGCAACTGCCTGTCCACACATATATTAATCCTCTGTTAGTCTATCTACTTTATCTTCTAATTTATCAAGTACACCTTTTTCTCTTTCACATACTTCTTTGTAAATATCATTATTCCTGCTTACTACAGCTAAATCTTTAGAGACAACTTCAGGAGGATTACTTTCCATAAGCCACTTCTTAGTTTTCTCATTCAGTTTAACTTCATCATACCACAAGCACTCTTTAGAATAATAATCATCGTGATCATAAAATCCTATTGCAAAGTTAGCTGCCGGAGCTACTAATTCTGGAAGTATACTACATCCCGTCCAAAACGTCAGGCATACCAACACGATCCCTAACTTTAGCCTTAGCTTCATCTATCTCTTTCTCCACTTCTGCTTTAGCAGCCATCCCTTTAGGATGATTGATATTATTAAAGATATTACCTGCTAACCAGTTAAATATAGGCCAAACAGTACCTAATACTGGAACTTTCTGTACCCACCTGTCAGGTAATGCTCCGGTTATAACCGTAAACATAAGAACGATTTCTCCTGCTATTTGGAACCACCCTTGATTCATAAACATTTCCATTTCTAAAAATTCCTCTTTTTATTATTGACAAACATAAATTCCAAATAAAATACCAACTACAGCCATAAACATCATAGATTTCCAACAGCATCTATTCATCATATCCATTGATTAATCTCCTTTAATATTTTATAGTAATAGGATAATCATTCTTTCCGTTAGAATCTCCATACCCATCAGTTAATCTTCTTATATCAGTTACTAAAGAACAAGGGATCATAGCAGTTCCCTTATAGGTTTCCTTATCATTCTCCTTATTATAAGCTAATACTATATAGTCATCTTTAATCTTTAAAAAGAAACCTATAGTATCATATAATACTTCTTTAATCTCTAGTTTATCATAAGTAACTTCATCTCCATGATCAACAGCATCTTTCCATGTAATAATTACAGGCGTATCTTTTTCATATTTTTTTATGAGGAGGATAAGTTGAGTTTGTTTCATTGATTAACTCCACACATCAACAATAGTTCCTTTTCCAATTTCAGGTATATCAGGTGCTTTAGTAGATTCAGGAGAAGGAGTTTGAGTTGTACCTACTTGAGATACTATAGTACCTTCGTTCATTCCTTTTTCTGAGGCATTATTAAACCCTACAAACCTATTTTCTAGAGAATAATAAGCATGATTTATTCCACTGTCTACTTTACTTATTGGATTCATTTTGTTGTTAAACCTAACCAGGCAGCAGCAGCTCCTAAAGCTGTTGCTATAGCAGTTCCTATTCCTTGTACTGTCTTTATCTTTGTTTCTATTTTATCAACTCTACTATGTACTCTACGAATAGTTCCTTCGTTATCTTCTATTTCTTTATTATAATGGTCAAGAAGTTCGTTAATTCGTTTATGTCTGAGAGCTTCAATCTCCTCGTGGTTTTTGAATTTCTCTGTTATATGTTCTTTTAGAGATTGTATTTCTTCAGTCACAATATTTCCTTCCAACTAGTAGTATCTTCATCCCATCGACAATTCTTACCCTCTGGACAAGCCACTGGTGCTTGCCAATCATCGTTCTCATCTAATGCCCAAGATGGGTAAGGTTTAGGCATTATAAATTTGTCCTTATCTGCATCGTAACTATATCCAGCATTTAAGGTACTAGTTTGTGGGCCATTAGCTGTATGGTCTGTATCTGGAGTAGCATCAAGAGATAAAGCACCATCTTTACCAACACTAAGATGTTCTGCATCGATACTTGCATCGACATAGCTATTTGAGTCGATGGACTCATCTGCCATCATGGATTTAGTTATTTTTGTTAGTGCCATCGTTAAAACTCCTTAAAGTTTACCTCTCTCTACTGCTATTAATTTTTCAACATCGTCTACCCACTTAGCTCCATCAGCGGTTGTCATTTCTCTGATGCGTCTTGGTGTTACAGTAGATTCTAATTTGTTAATTTCTTCCATAACATCTCGTTTGACTTTACCATCAGCCCATGCTTCTTCTTCGGCATCTCTTTGAGTTTCTTCTTCTACGGTTAATTGAATCTTAACTCCGTCAACATTTTTAAATCTAGCCATTTTTATTTTCCTTAAAATTATGCGTGTGCTATTCCCCAAACAGTCATACGCCCACTAGTTAAATTGCCCGAACTCGCGAGTACCTGAATTTGGGTAACATTTATAGCTGAAGCTCTCACTCCACATCCTTGAACCCACCTAGCATCAGGTAACGATGCCAAACGCGAACCTACGCTAATAAATTGTAACAAAGGATAATCGCCTGAAGATGCTGCCGATAAAAACATTGTTATAGAACAAACTTCCCCAGCCGCAGTCCCCATAGAATTATCAACAACCATTTGAGCATGTCCAGTAGACCCATTATATCCTGGAGAATGGCTACCCGCTCTAGCACCAAGGTTCCACCAAGCATAATCTGAAGCACCAGAATCTATCCCTCCACTGTCACCCAACCGTACATATGTTGATGTCGCATCGCTGGCACCAACTAAATTAGTAGTACGGATTGCAAAAGTTTCATACACACTAGTGTCCAAACCTGTAATTGTTAAACTTGCATCATCATCTGCAACAGCAGTCCCTATAATATTCCAAGCACCACCACCAGCTAAATCTAAAATTCCCTGTACCGTATCCTTCTTTGTATTACCTGAATCTGTAGCATCTCCGTGAAGGAAATAATCTGAGGCAGTCACCGTGGCATCTGTGAAGTCTCCAACGAAAGCATCCTTCATCAATGTTTCATCAATCTGGTTAGTCGCAATATGGGCGGTATCTATACTTGTTGCTGCATAATGTTCTGAATCAATAGCATCATCTGCTATATTTGCACTATCAACAGCATCTGCTCCAACTGGAGTTGCTGTAATAATACCAGAACCTCTACCTAAGTTTTTACCTACTATTCCAC